CCCCAGATGCCCAGCGGATCAGACCAGCCGAACGAATAACGCTCGCGGGCCTTGTAGCGCACGTTGCCGGTGTCGAAGTCACCGTCCATCGAGGTGCCCATAGCGACACGCTCGAAGTGCTTCATGCCGTTGGGAACGTCGGTCAGCAAGAACCAAGCGTTCGTGTCGGTCAAGAAGTGGTTGACGGTGTAACCACCGGGGATGGCACCCATCTGCTTGATAGCGTTGATATCGTTATCAGCAGTAGCCACGCGCAGTTCAGTGTCAAGCAGGCGCTTGGCAACGAACATCAGCGAGGGCGGGATCACCATCTTGGTGGGCTTGGCAGCGATCAGCAGACCACGTTCGTCCGTCCACGCAGCGATCTGGATCACAGCGTTTTCGAGGGACGTTTCGTTGAGGTCTACGCCAACAGTCGGGCTGTTGTAGTTCACGCCACCGGACACCAGGGGGTGGCCGACGCGGGTCAGAGAGGCGTTGTTGCCAAAGAGCGAAACACCATCACCGCCAGCATAAGCGCCGTTGAAGCCGTTGTTGATCACGGCTGCGGCTTTCACCTGCTTGGTGTAAGACATCGCACGGGCCAGAGCCTTGGTGTAGCGGGCAGACAGACTGTCATACAGGTTGTCTTCCACCGCTTCCTCGGTGATCGAGAAGCCAAGCGCGATAGTCTCGTGGTTATAACGAGCGGTGAAGGCTTCCTGTGCGTTGTCGTACTGGATTGCCTGACCTTCGTTCTTAACCGGAGCGGCTGCAAAACCAGCCAGCTTGGTTTCTTCTTCAAAGGAACGCTCGGACTTTTCAGTCTCGTAGATTTCCTTATGCTCTTCGCCGTAGCGAGCGTACTCCATACCGAACAATGCGTTCAGACCGGGCAGGAGTTCCTTGAGTAGTTGGGCACGAGAAATTGCCATTTCAGTTCACTCCTTATCAGGCAACGCCAGTTGCATTCGTGTACGAATGCTGGCCGATGTTGAACTTCACCAGGACATCGGTCTTGGCATCGCCCACAGCAGAGCCGGGAGCGTTGACAAAACCAACCAGACGGAAGCCCGCAGTAAGGGCTTGCGTGGTAGCACTCAGGGCCGACAGCGAGTTGCCCGTGGTGGTAGAACCACCCGTGCCTGCTGTTCCGCTCTGAGCAGCGGCGAAGAGCATGTTTTGACCCAGAGAGGTCTGACCAACCGCGCCATCTGCCTGAGCCTGGAACACGGCGCGATCATCATCCACGACGTAAGCCACAGCGTTCAGCGAGTTGGCAGGGTAGTACTGGGAGAACACCGTCTGGCCTTGCGTGTTCACGTACGAGCAGCCCACGAAGACACCGATGGTGCCAGCGGGGAAAGCATCGCCCGTGCCGCCAGTTTCCGTAACCAGTTGGATGTATCCATTGGTATGGATCTTCACCACTTGGCCATAGAACAGGTTGGTGTTGTACCCGGCAGGGTCAATCAAAAGTTGGCGCGTCTCCCCTGCATAGGGTAGACCGTCAACACGGTTTACGGGCTTCAGACCGTAAGGTGCGGCAGTAGCAGCCATTTAAGACTCCTTATTTGGAACCAGAACCGAACCCACCTCCGCGCGTCGTGCTGGACTTGCGGTCCGAGAACAACGGCATCCGTGGATCACTATTTCGCATGAAGTGGTTGTCCACTGAATCCATCTGAGCCTGCGCCTGTCTTTGGTAGTACTCATCTCGCGCTTGCACCCGTTCAGTCGGCTGCTTGCACAACATCAATCCACCAATCTCGACGTTGCCGTTGGTACTACCCACCAGCATCAGTTCAGGATGGTCTGCTGCCTTAACCGGCTCCCAACCATCACGCAGCTTGCGAGACACGTTGGTAGGGTCTGCCTGTCCAAGAATATGCGTAGCGATCCAACGATACGAATACCCCGGCTCAGGAGTCGGGTCGGGCAGCGAACTCGGAGGTACATAGACCTCCCGAGCAGTTTTATCGCGTGACTGCAAGTCACGAGGAGTACGGTTTTGAGTTTCAGCCATTTTGGTTCTCCAGTTTTGCCACTTGTGCAGCGTATTGCTGCGGGGTCAGGCCCAGCTTCTTAGCCAAAGCAACTTGCGTTTGGGTCAGACGGATTTTTCCAGCACTCGTAGTACGAGCGGCAGGTGCCACGACCGTTGTGGGTTTCTTTTGAACCTCACCCGTTCTCGGCTTGTCTTCGTTGCCACCGAAAATTTCGGGGAACTTGGACTTCATGCGACCGTCGATCTGGTCGAAATAATCATCGGAGCGAGGGTCGACACCCCCGTTGACTAGCTTCTGGTGCAGCCCTAGTGCGTAGCTGGTGTATTCCTCAAATCCTGGTTGCCCGAACCACTGGTTTTTGGCCTGCCAGCGCAGGGTTTTCTCGTCGGGTTGAACCTGAACTTGCTGTTGTTGTTGAGTTTGTACAGGAATTTCTTGAGTCTGTAAAGACTGCGGACGGAACCTTTTTGCTTCCTCGGCTTTGTACTTAGCCTCGGCCAGTGCCTCCTGGGCCGCAATGATGGCGTCAGTGTCGTACGCCTCTTGCGCTTCCTTGAGTTTGCGACGGGCCATCTCCAGTTCTGACTCCGCTTCCTTGCGGGCGGAATTGACCAGAACCTCTTGGCCTTCGTTGTAACTCTTCTTCAGGCGGTTGTTCTCAGCGATAAGCTGCTGTGCAAGACGCTCAAGCTCAGCCTTTTCCCGAGCCACGGCTTCTTTCTGACGGCGCTCATCGTGGCGAGCATGCGTCAGTTCTTTGATCCGGGTCTGGACCTTGTCCGAGTAGGACTCGATCTCCTCATCCGTGGGGTCAGAAACGTCCTTATCTAGGGGTTTACGCCCACGGTCTTTCTCGGGGGTATCGTCGACGATTTCGACTTCTACGTCGCCTTCGCCTTCGATCTCGACTTTTACGTCTGTTTCCTTCTCGTCAGGAAACTTGAACTCTTCTTTGTCCATCAATCACACTCCTTTATGCGCGGGTGAGGCCGCGAGGGTCTTGCACAACAGCATCAACCTGATCGTCATTGATCAGCCGAAACTCCTTGCCATAGATCTTGAACCGTGTGCCCGAATAGGTGCGCACGAGAATAAAGTCTCCGGCTTTACACCACGCCCCGTTGGGAAACTTGGCGGTGTCCTTGTATGCATCGGGTCCAACTTTCAGGACAAACAGCACCGTGGTGGCGTGTTCTTCCTGTTTCATAAACGAGTCGGCCTTCAGCAATGCTGAGTTCTCGAAAGTCTGAGAAACATCAGGTACTATGCATAGCAACTTCCAGCCCGTGGGCTCGGGAAGCTGGGTAGCTTTTTGCTCGTCACTTGCGTCCTGGGCAGGTTCTTCCTGCGGTTGGATCGTTTTAGGCAGGGAAATCCCTGGGGGTAGTAGCAATCCTGCTTCACTCATCTGCATCTTCCGCTTTCTTCGCAAGGTCAAGTAAGTAACGCTCCGCCATCGCCAGACCTTGGATGACGCCGCAGAGCTTTTGGTATTCGTCGAAAGAGCGGCACGAACCCCCCGCCAAGTCATCGGCGTAGTTATTCATGTCGTTGCGTATTTGGTCGCGCAATACGCGTGCGAAGTCTTGGATCACTTACGTGGTTTCTCCATTTGTTGGCGTGCCTGCTCGGCACGGGATTTGGCGATATCGACGCCCAGCTTGACGCCTTCACGCTCGTTCTCAGATTGCAGCTTGGCCTTGTCTTTCTCAATGTTGGCCGTGACCTGCATCGCACGAAGCTGGAGGTCGCCTTTGACCCGCTCTTCGTCGAGTGCTTGCTTGTCGGCCTTGGCGGTAGCGTCCACGGCCAACTGCTTCTCCTTGAGCGCAAGCTCCTGAGCGCGAAGCTGCAACTCGGCCTGCTGAAGCTGCAACACCGGGTCTTGTGCCTGCTGCTGAGCCTGCATCTGCGCGGCTTGCTGCATGGCCTGAGCGTTCACCTGAGCAGCGGCCTGGGCCATCATGGCCGACAGCGCAATCTCCACCTGCGGCGGGAGCTTCTCGTCGTCCGGCGGCAGCGGCATGCCCATCTGCGCCTCGATCATCTTGCGCATCTTGTAGCCCAGGTGCTCAGCAATATGCGCCTGCTGCGCGGCCACAATCTGCTGCGCCATCGGGTTCTGCCCCACCACCTGAGCCACCAGCGGGTTCTGCGTGATCATCATGTGCACGGCGATGTGTGCGTCGTGATCCTGGTGCAGGAACGCCTTGACCGGCGTGTTCTTGAGCAGGTCTTGGTTCTCAGTGACGGGATCCGTGGGCTTCTCGTCGTCAGGCAGCGGAACGAGCTTCTCTGCGTTCTTAATCCCCAACACGTCCAGCAT